AAGGTCATCGCGGCCGAGCTTGAGATTGACGGGTATGACGGCATGAACCAAGCCAAGCTGATTGCCGCCATCGAAGAAGCGCGCGACGCGTAACCCATGCCCCATCCCGATTGGGAGGACATCTCCGCTTTTTTCGAGCTCGAGGAATTTGCCACCACGGCAAATATCACCAGAGGTTCGGAAAAGGTGGCAGATGTCCTTGGCATTTTTGACGATCCGAGCCAGATGGCGACCTTGGGCGAGTTCGAATTCGACGGCCCTGGGCCGCGGTTCGTTTGCCGCGAAGACGAGGTGTCGCAGGTTCTGCGCGGCGACACAGCCGTGATCGAGGGCCGCACCTTTGATGTTCTGGAAGAGCCACAGTTGGACGGTACCGGGATCGCCACGCTGATCCTCGCGGTGCCGAACGTGATCTACAATGCTGGCCTTTGACTTTGACGATGGTCAGCTCGACAAGATCGCGGCCGAGTATGCGGCAACGTCCAAACAGGTAGACCTCTCTCGATCGCGCGCGCTGAAGCGCACAGCCGCGACCCTTCGGCGTCTGGCATCCACTGGCCTGCAGACGGAGCTCGGGCTGCGGAACGCTAAGGCGCTGCGCCGTCGTCTGAAGGAGTACAAAGTGGGCAAGGGCAACAATGCGTTGAAGCTGTGGTTCGGTGCCAATGATCTGCCGGTGTCAGCGTTCAAAGGCCGGCCGCAAAAGGTCGATGGCGGGATCAAGTTTGGCGACACGATGGTCCACGGCGCGTTCTTTGCGAAGGTGGGCGGTAAGCGCAAAGTCATGCAGCGGTACGGGTCGAAGCGGTGGGCGATCGGCGAGGCGACGCTGTCTGTTGCTGATCGGATGATGATCTACCTCGAGGACGAGGTCTTTGTGGATATCGACAGCATCTACATGAAGCACTTTCTGGCAGAAATTCGGGCGCGCACAATCTTGGGAGTTGGATGATGGCTGAAGCACTTGATTTGGGCGCTGCCCTGGACACGGTTGTGGCCACGCTGGCGGCGGCGTTTCCGACCTTCAAGACAGTCGCGGCCGAGGATGAGACGCGCAGAACTTTAGAAGTACCGGCCATCATCATTCAGATGTCGGAGCTCGAGCCTGATCCCGACAAGGATCCACATACGGGCCAGTTTCCGTGTCTGGTGCGGATCGAGGCGCGCATTGTGCTCGGGTACCGGACACCCAAGGTGCGGCGCGAGGTGCTGAAGGCAGCCGGCGCGCTCGCGGCCGCGGTGCACAGTAACCGATTGGGGGTGGCCTGGGGCGCGGCCGCAGTCTTGGCTGTTGAGCCGGATGAGTTTGCGCCACAAGCGGACCAGTACGACGTTTGGCGCGTCGAGTGGGCCCATGCCGCGGATATCGGCTCGAGCTTCTTTATCGATGACGGCGTGACACCGACCCAGCTGCTGACGTCCTGGTCGCCGGATATCGGGCCTGCGCATGAGCAAGATTATGTGGCGGAGGGCGGCGATGTCTGAGTTCACCTTGTCGCAGCTGATGCAGGCCGTGGAGCGGATGATCATGGTGGCCACGGTCACGGCGCGCGATGGCGATCGGGCCAAGGTCAAATGGGCTGACGGGGCGGAGAGCGATTGGCTTAAGATTGCGCAGCTTGGGTCGGCAGAGCTGAAGTTCTGGATCCCGCCATCGGTCGGCACTCAGGTGGTGGTGCTTTCGCCTGGCGGCAATACTGCGCATGGCATCATTTACCCTGGTCCGTTCGCGGGTGGTGTGCCGGCTGGCAACTTTGCCGGCACGATCACCGGTGCCGGCGATGTCGTGGCGTCCGAGATCAGCTTGGTGTCTCATGTGCATGGGGGCATTCAGCCTGGGCCTAGCGACACCGGCTCTCCGAAGTAGCGCAGTGGGGAACCGCCAGAGGATCGCAGCGCGTGTCCTGTTCAATGTGGGCGCATGTATGGGATCAGCGCACTCACAGGCCGTAAATTGGGCGGCATCGACCACCTCCGGCAATCCATCCGGGATATCCTGACGACTCCGATCGGGTCGCGGGTGATGCGGCGCGACTATGGATCCCGTTTGTTCGATCTTATCGATGCGCCGTATTCGTCAGCGACCAAACTGGCGATCATCGCGGCGACGGCCGAGGCATTGATCACATGGGAGCCGCGCATCGATGTGGACACTGTGACGCTTCGGACCTTTGAGCCTGGCAAAATCATCATTGATCTCAGCGGCCGCTATCTGCCCGACGGCCGCGAAGTCACCATTGCGGGGATCGAGGTCGGATGAGCGCGTTCACGGCAATCAATCTTGAGCGTCTGCCCGCTCCGGAGATCATCGACCGCAAGGACTTTGAGACGATCCTGGCGGAAATTAAGGCATGGCTGATCGCGCGCGATCCGAGCCTCGCGCCAATCATGGGGTTGGAAAGCGAGCCGATCACCAAGGTGCTTGAAGCATGGGCGTATCGTGAGCTGCTACTGCGCGCTGAAATTGACGATGCCGGCCGCGGCAACATGCTGGCGTTCGCAGGTGGGGCGCAGCTCGACCATCTGGCGGCGTTCTACGGGGTTGAGCGCGCGGTGATCCAGCCGGCCGATCCTGCGGCACTTCCGCCTGTGCCGGCCGTGCTCGAGGATGACGTCCGGTTCCGCTCGCGGGTGCAGCTGGCACTTGAAGGGTTCACCACGGCCGGTCCACGCGGGTCGTATGTATTCTGGGGGCTGTCGGCCTCGTCCTTGGTGAAAGACATCAGCGTTGAATCTCCATCGCCTGGGCAAGTCCTGGTCACGGTGCTGTCGGATGACGGGGACGGCAGCGGGGATGCTGCACTGATCCAGACGGTGTCTGACAAGCTCAACGATGAGGACATCCGGCCGCTGACAGATCGAGTCATCGTGCAGGGCGCATCGATCGTGCCTTATCAGCTCGAGGCCGTGCTGACGCTCTATGAGGGGCCCGATGCGGATGTTGTGCGCGCGGCCGCTGAGGCGTCAGTTTCCGCGTTCGTTTGGGACCAACACCGCTTGGGTCATGACATCGCGGTTTCTGGGCTGCATGCGGCGCTGCATTTGGCGGGGGTGCAGAAGGTCGCCTTGGTCAGCCCCGGCGCTGATCTTGAGATTGACGGGTCCGAGGCTGCTTATTGTACGTCGGTATCCGTGACGGTTGGGGGGCGTGATGTCTGATCTGCCCACCATTTTGCCGCCAAATGCGCAAGCGATTGAGCGCGAGCTGGAGCAGCTGTCTGGCCGCCTGCTCGGGTTTGGCGATCCGATCGCAGCGCTTTGGGATGCTTCCGTATGTCCGGAGCACCTTTTGTCCTATCTGGCATGGGGTTTCTCGGTCGAAGTCTGGGACAGCAGCTGGAGCGTGGACCAGAAACGGCAGGTTCTTGTCGATGCTGTGCAGGTTCACCGCGCAAAGGGAACGGTGGGCTCGGTGCGCCGGGCACTGTCCGGAATCGGGTTTCGAACCGATATTGCGGAGTGGTTCGATTATGCCGGCGATCCGCATACGTTCCGAGTTGATGCGTTTGGTGAGGATGTGTTTGCAGCCGGCATGGCGATCGACAGTCGCACCTTGGCGTTGGTCACATCGATCCTGGTCAATCTTAAACCTGAGCGTTCCCATTTTGAGCTCCGCATTGGGGAGCGGTTCGATACGGCCGTCTATGCCCGTACCGGCGTGCGCGGTCGTATGCGCTCTGATCTGAGCCACGACCCTAATCCTCGGACGCGCGTTTCGGTCGGGACCACGCATATGCGGGTCGGGGCGCGGCCGCGCCAGATCAGCAAAGTTTATCATGATGTTCAGCCAAGGGATGCCGCCTAATGCCCACCACCATTCTCACCGATATCGCCGAGGCGAAAATCACCCAGGCCGCGGGCTCAGGGTCGCAGGTCGCGATCACGCATGTGGCATTGGGTGATGGCAACGGGGCCAGCTATATTGGCGAGTTTGACCAAACCGGTTTGCGACGGGAACGTGTTCGGGTGCCAATCGAGCGCCGGCATATCGTCTCGCCGAGTGCATGGCGCGTGAAGGCCGAGTTTGGGGCCGACACTCTCGCGTTCGATGTGCGCGAGGCGGGGTTCTTCGATGCCGACGGCGATCTGATTGCGCTCTGCACGTTCCCCGCGGCCGAGGTCCGTCGCACCGGTGCGATCGTCTATCTGATCGATCACGTGCTGAACTTTAGCCGGGTCGAGGCGGGACTGATTATCGTTGATGCGCCTGATGATGATTTGTTTGACCACGTTGTTATCGATCTGGAAACGCAGGCGCTCACTTATTCCACTCAATACGATCTGCAGATGGCCGTGCGCGCCCTGCAGGCGGCAACCTAAGAGGACGAAAATATGAGCATTAACGATATCAACAATGCTGCAGCCGCGATGAACCAGCTAAAGGCGCGGTATGAGGGATTTCTGGACGATGCGGATGCGCAGATCGCACAAAGGCAGGGTGCGTATGATGGGCTTGCCGCAGACCTGACAGGTATTGTCGAAAGCCAGATGGACTATGTTGCTACGTTTGACCCAACTCTTTCCGAGTTCAGCCTTGTTAGAAATGGGACATTCCCAACGATCGCATCCGCTATAAATGCGGCACCAGCTGGCGGCCTTGTTTATATCAAGCTTCCTGCTGGTGGCGAATATGAGCTAGACCAATCAGTTGGTTTTGATTCGAGAACGGTATTTCTTACCAAGGATGGGCAAGGGGATAACCCTGTAGTCAAGCCGATTGCTTATTTGTCAGGTGCGGCGAATTATTTCTATGGGTTTTCGGCTGGCCTTGGCGGTTCTATCCGTTTCCACTACGTGGATGTGGCACTTCCCGCGAAAATTGACGATGCGCTTCCGTGGACAAGCCTCGCTACATTGGTGCGCTACAGTCACGGCGGTTTTTCAAGGGCTAGCTTCTTTGTATCAACAATCACAGGCACTGATGGATTGGGTATAATGAGCGCCCACTTGGGCGGTGTCGCTATTATTGGACTTTATGGCTCCACGTTAGATGGGGATATTATTGGTGTTAAGAATGCTTCAACAGGTGTTGCGATCATCTCTTCCAATGTCGTCACTTTGGCAAATGGAGCAACCTTGAATGAAGGCGGAACGATCGGCGTAAATCTTCTAAAAACTTAAGGTGAAAAAATGTTCGATATTACACATGAAGGGCGCACTACGCTTTCTGTTGACCGTGCTGGAGCAGAAGCCCTTGGTTATCCAGAAGACATCATTGCGGCAGCAGAGGCCGGGGCGCGGGTGTCAGCGATCAAGGCGGAATGTCGTCGTCGCATCTATGCTGCAGCATCGGCTGAAACGCAGATGAACATGGCGACGGCGGCCGCGGTCATCTCTGCGAAAGAGGCCAGCGCACGGACTGAAGACGAGGCGTCGATCTTGTCGGGGCTCGATGACGCGATCGGGTGGGTGGCGCAAATGCGTGGCCGCGTAGCGGAGCTGACTGAGGATGCTGCGCTTGATATCGCAGATGACGCCAACTGGCCCCCATTGCCGGATGGCGCGCGCGACGTCGTCGATAAGTTCTGAGCCAGCTCGAGTTTGATCCCATGATCGCCTTGGCTTTCTACAAGGGGCGCGGGCAGGTGCACGATCGGGTGATCCGTTGGGTCACCCGATCTTCGTTCAGCCATGTCGAAATTCTGCGTGCGGTACCGGCAATGTCTGCCGATGGTTCGCAAGCGCGCGCCTGGTCATCGAGCGGCCGTGACGGCGGTGTGCGTGAGAAGTCGATTGCCTTCAAGCGCGGGCATTGGGAGTTCGTCGCCATTCCTTGGGCAGGGCCGGCCGCGATCGACCGGGTGATCGCTGAGATCGGCAATCCTTACGACTATTTCGGCTTGCTGGCGTCACAGGCGCTGAACTTGCGCCGGCATCGGCGGGACCAATGGTTCTGCTCTGAAATCTGCGCCCATGCCCTTGAGCTGAGTGCGCCGCAGGAGCTGTCGCCAGGCGGGCTTTATTGCCGTGTTTTGGAGATGAACCGCGCCTATCTCGCCGGCTGATCGCGCGCGGGGGAACCGCCAGAGGATTGAGCCGCGGTGCGGTGGAATGCTTGGGGCAACAGTTCACATCCGCAAGCGAGGTCACTATGGCATTTCTTCACGGCGTCGAGGTCATTGAGATCGATGCAGGTCCACGTCCCATTCAGACGGTCAAGTCATCCGTCATCGGCATTGTGGGCACCGCGCCCGACGCCGATCCTGATGCCTTCCCCCTAAACACACCGGTCTTGGTCGCCGGCTCGCGCAAAGAAGCCGCGGGCCTGGATGCCGAGGGCACCGCGCTCGGCACCTTGCCGGCGGCGATGGACGGCATCTTCGACCAGATCGGCGCGGTCGTCATCGTTGTGCGGGTTGAGGAAGGGGCTACTGAAGCTGAAAGCCTCGCCAATGTGATTGGTGGCGTGAACGCGGTTGATGGCAACTTCGAAGGGGTGCATGCCCTGGTTGGTGCCGAGAGCGTTGTCGGGTTTTCCCCGCGCATCTTGATCGCGCCTGGCTTCACCCACCAACGCCCCGAAGGCAACGCAAACCCGGTCGTTGCCGAGTTGCAGGGGATCGGTGACCGTCTGCGCGCTGTTATCATCGCCGATGGGCCCAACACCAACGATGCCGACGCGATCACCGCGGCTGGCGACTTCGGGTCGGATCGCATCTACCTCATCGATCCTTGGCACAAGGTCATGGTTGGGTCCGATATCGTGTCGGTGCCGGCTTCGTCCCGCGTTGCCGGCTTGATTGCCAAGGTGGATAATGACACCGGTTTCTGGGCATCGCCATCCAACAATCTGCTGGGCGGCGTGATCGGGACCAGCCGGCCGGTTGACTTCAAGCTGGGCGATGCGAGTGCGCGCGCCAATCTTTTGAACGAGGCCAAAGTCGCCACGACGATCCGCCAGAACGGCTACCGTCTCTGGGGCAACCGGACCCTGACTGACGATACCAAGTGGTTCTTCCTCAGCGTTCGTCGCACGGCCGACATCATCAACGACTCGCTGCTACGCGCCCACCTCTGGGCCGTCGATCGGGGCATCACCAAAACCTACGTCTCGGACGTAGAGGAGAGCGTGAATGCCTACCTTCGGGATCTGGTCGCCTTGGGCGCAATCCTGGGCGGGCGGTGCTGGGCCGACCCGGACCTGAACTCGGCCGCAAATATCCAGCTCGGCAAAGTGTTCTTCAACTTTGATTTTACCCCGGTCTATCCGGCCGAGCATATCACGTTCCGTTCGCACCTGGTGAACGACTACATCGAGGAGGTG